GGCCGCGAAGTTTATGAATTGATGAAAATGGGCGCGATTGATGGCTTGTCTATCGGCTACCGCGTCGACGCAAAGGGCTACGATTATGACGATAAGGGCAAGCGCCGTTATTTGAAATCAGTAGACCTTATGGAGATTTCTGCCGTAACCTTTCCTATGAACCCCAAAGCTAGGGTTTCAGCGGTAAAGAGCGACAGAACAGTCCGTGAATGGGAAGAAGTCCTGCGGGATGCAGCGGAACTTTCCAGAAGCGAGGCGAAAGTTGCAGCTTCGGCTGTAGCAAAGGCACTGGAACAGCGGGATGCTGGCGCTCAGGAAATGCCTTCTGAACTGGTAAGCGAGTTAGATCGCCTAACCAATATCCTTAAATCCTAAACAGAAAGGTTGATTGTCATGGATGATAATCTCAAAACTTATCTGGAAGGACTGAACGGTGCTTTTGAAGAATTTAAAGCAACAAACGATCAGCGCCTTGCAGAAATCGAAAAGAAAGGCGATGCCGATCCGTTGGTTGAAGCCAAATTGTCAAAGATCGAAGCCGATCTGGACCGCTTTGAAACTGTAAACCAAAAATTGGTTCAGCAGGAAAAAGCTTCCGAAGGTTTCGCTGAGAAACTTGACGGTATTGAAACACTCTTGAAGCGTCCAAATTCTGGCGTTGAAACCAAGAGCGTTGATATTGCTGTTAAGGCTTGGGACACTTTCATGCGTAAAGGCAACGAAGGCTTAGACGCTGACGAAGTTAAAGCGTTGACTGTTGGAACAGCCGCCACAGCGGGTAACTTGGCTCCAGAGGAATATGTTGCTGAGTTAATCAAGATCGTAACTGAAATCTCACCAGTTCGTTCTGTTGCTCGCGTTCGCGCCACAACCTCCAAAGAAATTGAAATCCCAACAAAGGATGCAAATTTCGCGGCGGCTTGGACTGCGGAAACTGGCACACGCTCAGAAACCACTGGTTATTCAACAACCTTGAATACTATTGCCACTCATGAGCTTTACGCTCTGGTCGATATTTCTTCAATGTTGCTGGAAGATAGTGCTTTCAACATGGAAGCAGAAATGAACCAAGAGTTCGCCGAGCAGTTTGCTAAAGGCGAAGGCGCGGCTTTCATTGCTGGTAATGGCACAAACAAGCCAACAGGCATCACAAACGGGAACACCGTTGCGCACACCGCTACAGGTGCAGCATCGGCGGCAATCTCTACAGATAACCTGATGGACTTGGTTCACGGATTGAAATCAGAGTATGCGGCCAATGCTACAATGATGTTCAATCGTGCAACCTTGGGCATTATCCGTAAGTTGAAAGACACAGCGGGCCAGTACATTTTCCAAACTGGTTTCTCTGGTCAGTCTGGCGCTCCAAACACAATCATCGGTATCCCATATGTGGAAGCCCCTGATGTAGCAGATGCGGCTTCTGGCGCGAAATCTGTTCTAATCGGTGACTTCCGTCGTGGATATATGATCGTTGATCGTGTTGCGCTTTCAGTATTGCGTGACCCATACAGCCAAGCGGCAACGGGCCTTGTCCGTTATATCGCTCGCCGCCGTGTCGGTGGTAAAGTGGTTCTTGCCGAAGCTATGCGCGTTCTGAAACACGCAACTTCATAAAGAGCAAACGAGGGGAGCGCCTCCACCCGCTCCCCTCACCCCTCAAGGAGTGGGTCTATGAAGCAAGTACAAATGATTTACAGCGTAGCTGGTGAAAGCAACGCATCAGGAACAGAAGCCCGAAAATATTTTGTTGGTGAGATTATACCCACAGATACGGCTTGGCAAAAGAAGCTGGCTAAGTCTATGATTGAACGCGGCGCAGCCATTGAGGTGCAGGGCAACGCGGGGCCAGAAGAAACAAAAGCCAAGCGCAAGAAAGCCCCTGCAAAAAAATAAGGGGGCATCATGCCAAGAGATATTAATTCGACAATCAAGACAGCTTTGCTTCAACCAGAGGTAAAGCTTTTCTATGCGATTGAGTTGAACTTCTACAATCCAAGCACAAGCGCCGCCGCGCCCCTTAGATTTTGGACGGGGGTAGGAACAACAACCCTCAACAGTCAAACCTATTATGGCACTGGCGAGTTATTGCAAATATCTGGCCTTGAGGAAGTAGCTGATTTAAAGGCCACAGGCATCAGTTTGACTTTATCGGGCATCCCTACCTCAATAGTAACTGCGGCGCTTGCTCACGAATATCACGGGCGCTCAGCATACGTTTACTTTGGGGTGCAGGGAAATGCTAACTTAACCAATATGTTTGAGGGTTATATGGATCAGATTTCGATCCAAGATGGCCCAGAAACATCCACGATCCAAGCCAAGCTTGAAAGTAAGCTTATTGATTTGCAGCGAACAAGGCCATTTAGATACACTCAAGAAAGTCATTCAAACCTTTATTCTGGTGATACGTTTTTTTCTTTTGTTGAAGATTTGCAGGACAAGAAAATAGATTGGGGCAAAGGTGTTTGATGAGATACCAACAGGAATTTTTATCTTCTGTTTATATTGAGATCCAAGCTCTCATTCAGTTGCACTGGGAGCAAATTGCGCTCAATCAAGACGAAATCAAACTCAATCCTGATTGGGATCAATACGAAGCGGCAGAAGCGCAGGGCATTTTAAAGGTTTTTACCGCCCGTGATGAAGGCGTTCTGGTTGGGTATTTTGTGGTTCTTGCACAAAGATCAATGCACTACAAAGACCATATTTTTGCTTATAATGATGTTTTGTTTTTGCACCCAGAGTATCGAAAGGGTTTAGCGGGGATGAAGCTTTTGAAGGTGGCTGAGAAATTCCTTAAAGAAGATGGCGTTTCTGTTTTGATTGTGAATACCAAGATCCACAAACCATTTGATGCGCTACTTGATAGAATGGGTTATACTCATATCGAAAACAATTTTTCTAAAAGGTTGAACTGATGGCGGTAGTAGGTGCGATTGTTCTTAGTGCAGCGGGTGTTACAGCAAGCGCTGCGGTCACTTACGCCGTAGGGGTTGCCGTTGTTGCAACTGTTAGCGCCGTTGCCCTAAACGCGGTTCTTGATGATAAACTAAAAGGTTTAGATCAAGGCGGGGCTTCTAGGGGGCTAACAAACCAGATTGATCCAATAGGGGATTTTGACCTTGTTTATGGAGAAACCAGAAAAGGCGGCTTAATCACATATGCAGAAGTAAGTTCTGACAATAAATATTTGCACAGATTTTTAATTTTAGCTGGGCATGAAGTCGATAGTATCGGTGATATTTATATCCAAGATGAAATCGTAAGTTTTGCCTCTGGTTCAGAGGGTTATGTGACCACTGGCGCGGGTGGAACTAACTGGAACCAAAAAATTTATATTAAGAAATTTACAGGTTCCCCAACCCAGAATGTTTACAGCGATCTCCAAAGCCTTACCCACAAGCCAACAGATATAAACACTACGTTCAAAGGTCAGGGTATTGCTTGCCTTTATATCAGGATGGAATATGACGCCGACACTTTCTCGGGCGGCACTCCCTTGATCACTGCAAAGGTTCGCGGCAAAAAGGTATATGACCCCAGAAAAGACAGCACCAGTAGCGCTTACGATAATTCGTTAGGGGTTAGCAGCCACAGAACCAATGACCCCACCACATGGCAATATTCTGACGAGCCAGCGTTAGCGATTAGAGATTACCTCACTTCTGATTTTGGGGTTGGTGCAGAGCAAACATCTATTGACGATGATATGATCGCAACAGCGGTCGCAGCTTGCGCCTCAACGGGTACATCGGGTGTTGAAGAAAACTCTTTCAAGATAAATGGAACCGTCACAACTGGGGGAACCCCGCAACAGAATTTAAATGCGTTTATGACCACGCTGAACGGAACCTTGTTTTACGGCCAAGGTAAGTGGAGGCTTTTGGCTGGCGCGTACACTTCACCAGACGCATCTGTAAGCGGGGCAAACGCTTTTGGGTATGACGATATTATCAGTGACATCGGCGTTTCTACGCGCTTCTCACGGCGTGATACGGTAAACACAGTTAAGGGAACATTTATAGATGGATCGGCTAGTGGACGATATATTGCTACAGATTACCCACAACAGCAAATCCCAAGTCTTTCAGAAGATAATGGTCAAGAAAGTGTGCTTGATCTTACGCTACCATTAACAACTAACAGCGCAACGGCGCAGCGTCTTGCGAAACAGGTTCTTTTTGTTGGCCGCGAGCAAATATCTGTTACAGCGACATTTACACTTGAGAAAGCTTTTTCTGTTCAAGTGGGGGATACAATAGAATTAAGGTTAAAAAGATATGGCTGGATAGAAGATCCTGAAGAAACAGACCCAACCCAACAGCAAGGAAAGCAGTTCAAGGTAATGGGTTGGAAGATGAGCGGCCTTGATGGCTCTAATCCTTCTGTGAGTTTGAACCTACAAGAAACATCCTCAACTGTTTATCAGTGGTCAATAAGCTCGGATGAGTATCAAGCGATCACTCACAATAACACAAGCCTTGGTGATAATACGGCTGGGTTGGCAATAACGGGTTTGGCCGCAACAACCGCATCGTCTTTGCAGACGGATGGGACCACAATGTCGCGGGTTATCCTTTCGTGGAACGCAGTTTCAAACGCTCAGATAAGGCACTACGAGGTTCAATGGAAGCCAAGTAGTCTTTCAAATTATTCTTCTACTATTGCTCCAAATAACGCTATAGAGATCGAACCCCTCACGGCTGGCACAACCTACAATTTCCGCGTTAGAGCTATCACGGTCAACGAGAACGCGGGGGCATACGCAACAATCAATGCAACGGCGGTAACGGATACAACCGCTCCCCCTCAACCCCAAGCCCCAACAGTTACGGCGGGTGTAAAGCAGTTAGAGATTTCATGGGCTAATTATTTTGATCCATTAAACGCAGGAGATCCAGAACGGCCCGCCGATTTTGCTTTCATGGAAGTTTTTGAAGAAATAAGTGGTTCTGTATATCAACGTGGAACGTCAGCGGGGACAAGCTTTGTGCATGGGGGATTAACCCAAAATACAACGCACACCTATAAGATAAGGGCAGTTGATTATTCTGGAAACACAAGTGCGGTAAGCCTAACCGCAAACGGAACCGTTGCGGCTGATGTGCAGGGGCCAACGGGGCCAACGGGTCAAAGTGGTCTTGTGGTTTCCTTGAACGGCGCTGAAATACCAATGAATAACGAGGTTGGAGGCAGTGAGGCGGGGGTCGATCCAAGGCCAAATAATTCAACCACTCAGGCAAAGCTTGATGAGGCGTTCTTAGAGATTAATCCATTGCTTGCCCAAATGTCGGATCTTCCTCAAGATGCTGTCGTTTGGGGAAGATTTGTTTTAGCAAAAACACAAACATTTACAACAACGGCGGGGCAAACAACTTTTACTATTACGGGCGGTCATACGCCAGACCAGTCAACAACAGTTATTTTTGACGGGGAACTTTTAAAAAGGGGAGACTTTAAGTCTACAACTCCCGCCTCTGGTAGTTCAAACAATAGCGTTTCAGTAGAATTACTGCCTCAATTTCTTGATAGGAAAAATCTTGCATCTATTCCCGCGAGCAAAACGGTTGAAGTCAGATTTATTCAAGCTTCTTCAAGGAAATGGGATTATGCGTCACAAGATTGGACGGATAATGCGGCTGAATTTGATAGCCCTGTTTTCTTCTCACCTACTGTTCTTTCTCAAGAAGTTTTGGCGCAATCGCTTCAAGCCCAAGAGGTTACGGCGGGGCAGCTTATTGTAAATGAAGATGTAGACCTTTTGGATGGTGCGGCTTGGCGCATAGGAAAAGAGGTATATTCAGATGAGAAAAACGGCATTTTTTTTGGAAACCCTGCGGGAGCAGGCGCTTCAAACTTTGATTTTGCGTTTACGGCGTTAAGCAACTCTGGCCTAACAACTGAACACGGGATTGAGTTTACCCCATTACTTACAAAGCTTATTCAGCCGACGATTACAAAGCAAGCAACTGGCACGGTCGCAATCTCCGATATTACAGCTACGACTAGCAGTGTAACTACAATAAAGCATGTGACGGGCAACCCATCTACGGAAGTTCGCCCAAATGCTATCCAAGTAACCTTGAACGGTATTGGCGGCGGCGGGGGCGGTGAAGGCGCTGAAAGTCAAAATGGAACCCGCGCACAAGCGGGGGCTGATACCACTTATCGCCTAACGATTGTTGGTGGGGCAAATGCTGCAAATAGCCCTTATGACTTTACTGCATCAGGAGGCGCGGCGGCGGTAGGTCGAGGCGCGGCGAAAACAGACGGTGACGCGGGTCAAGCAAGCTCAAGAGCGGCGGGCGGCGGTGGTGGTGGCGCGGGTCAAACAGGTGGGTCTGGTTTGCTCGGATCGGGCGGCGGTGGCGGTGGTGGTCGTGACTATAACTGGAATACAAGTTCAAGGCATGGTGGTGCGGGCGGCGGCGCGGCTCAAACCATTAACAACACTTTTGACATTAGCGATGCGACAGAAGTTACTTTAAGCCAGATCGTAGTGGGCGCGGGTGGCGCGGGTGGCGATAGCTCAAGGGGCCACGGTGGATCTGGTGGCAATGGGGTTATCTTTGGAACAATCCAAACAAGCGGTCTTGATCCCGTTGTTCTGCAAACCCAAACAGATTACAGTAATTCATTTACCCTAGATAGCGGGAACGAAAACGGGTCATTTAACCACCCGTCTGGATTGCAAGTAAGGTTTGGTCAATGGCAAAGCAACACTGGCAACAACCAGACGGTTACATATCACACAGCCTTTTCTACAGCTACGATACAAGTAATCCCAAGTTTAATATCGAACACATTGAGCTACAGCACCACAACATTTGTTGTGAACCGCAGCAATGATTATGGGGGAACATTTACTGCAAGATATATTGCGATTGGGTACTGAGGTGGGATGCAAAGCCTGATTGATGTAAATCGCTTTATATGATACGTTCCCAGTATCGCCAAAAAGGAGACTTATGATATGGCTACTTTAAACAACAGGGTCTTTGATAATGGCCTTACGACTTTAGACACGGAAGCAAATAAAGTTCTTGTAACCTCACAGGAAGCGTCAACTTACGCAGAAGCAAATTCTACTTATGCGCTTGGTAACTCAACCAGCCTTTCAATCGGCGCACCAGCGGATCGAAGCGGCGGCGGTCGTAAGGTTGCGGTAGCTTCTATTACAGATGGCTCAGTAACCGCGACAGGCACGGCAACTCATTATGCGCTTGTAGATACCAACAACAGTCGTTTGCTCGCTACGGGCTCCCTTACGGCATCTCAGGCGGTAACATCTGGCAACACATTTACCCTTGCGACTTTCGATATAGGTATACCAGACCCTGCATAAGTAATTTTAATTAGGGGGCTGCTATGGCTTTAGTATTTGCGGATCGCGTCAAGGAAACCACAACCACAACCAGCACAAGTGATTATGCGCTTGGCGGGGCGGTCAACGGGTTCCAAACCTTTGCGGCTATAGGGAATGGAAACACAACCTATTACGTCTGCACGGATGATAGCGATTTTGAAATTGGGATCGGAACCTTCTCAACAACGGGGCCGACACTAGCGCGAACAACTATCATAGCGTCCTCTAACTCTGGAAATTCTGTAAATTGGGGGGCGGGATCAAAGAATATCTTTGTTTCAGAACCCGCCTCTAAAGCTTTTATTGCGGATGCGAGCGGCAACTTTAATATCCCAGACAATAAAAAGATTAATTTAGGTGATGGGTCTGATCTCCAGATTTATCATGATGGGTCTAATAGTTATATTAAGGATGAAGGCACTGGAAGTTTAATACTTACAACTAATGGTACGGCTGTTTACATTCAAAAGGGTAACTCAGAAACATCCGCAGCATTTAATATTGATGGGGCCGTCCAGCTTTACCACAACAACGCAGCCAAATTCGCCACTTCCAGCACAGGGGTTTCAATTACGGGCAATATCGCAGCAAGCGGAACCATTGATGGCCGTGACGTTGCAGCGGATGGTACGAAGCTCGACACCGTGGAAACAAACGCGGATGTAACTGATCAAACAAATGTAGGAGCCGCACTCACGGCCTTCTCTACGGGTACTGACGCATCTTCTACGGATCTTATACCAATCTATGATGTAAGCGCGAGCGCATGGGAAAAGCAAACCGTTGCGAATGTTGCGCTTCAAGGGCCGACAGGATCAACGGGACCGACAGGCCCGCAGGGTTCTAAAGGGCAAAAAGGCGAAGTCGGGGTAACTGGTTCCAGCGGAGCCAAGGGCCAGAAGGGTGAGGTCGGCGCGACAGGATCGACAGGCCCGACAGGCCCGACTGGAGCCAAAGGCCAAAAAGGGGAAATCGGAAACACTGGCCCCACAGGCGGCACTGGGCCTACTGGATCGACAGGAGCCAAGGGACAAAAGGGAGAGGTTGGGAACACAGGCCCATCAGGCTCAAATGGTTCAAATGGCGCTAAGGGGCAAAAGGGCGAGGTAGGGAATACTGGCCCAACTGGGGGCACAGGCCCAACTGGACCAGACGGGCAAAAAGGTCAGAAGGGTGAGGTTGGAGTAATAGGCGCAACTGGCCCGACAGGACCAACAGGCGGCACTGGAAGCACAGGGGCCAAAGGTCAAAAAGGCGAGGTAGGAAATACTGGACCAACAGGAGCCAAAGGACAAAAAGGCCAAGCGGGGCCGACAGGACCGCAGGGTGGTACGGGGCCGACAGGATCTAAAGGCCAGAAAGGGCAAAAGGGGGAGGTCGGAGCGACAGGCTCTACAGGAGCCAAGGGGCAAAAAGGTCAAAAAGGTGAGGTCGGAGATACTGGTGCAACAGGAGGCACAGGACCAACTGGCTCAAAAGGTCAAAAAGGCGAAAAAGGTCAGAAGGGTGAGATCGGGAACACAGGCCCAACGGGCGGCGGCGGTCCAGAAGGATCTAAAGGTCAAAAAGGTCAAAAAGGTGAGATCGGGAACACAGGCCCAACAGGACCAACGGGAAGCACGGGGGCGAAAGGCCAAAAAGGGCAAAAAGGGCAGACTGGTTCTGGCGGCAGTACGGGACCGACAGGCCCAACAGGACCGACAGGGCCAAGTGGAGATCCTTTTGGCGGCGGTACTTTTACTGGAAACATAGAGATAGATAGTTCTGGCGACGAAAAGATAATCTTGTCAGGCTCACTTCTTCCTTACATTCGCTGGCAAGAAAATACTACTGATAAGGCATACATTCAGTGGAATTATAATGGATATTTAGACATTGGTAATCAAGAAACTGGTACATTTAAGTTTTCTTCTGCAAGTGGAAATTCTGCTGATTTAATTTTACTAAGAAATGACACAACAACAAGCAGTGGTGATGATTTAGGCTCTATCAACTTTGGGCATACAGATGGTAGCATTTATTTTCCAGTACAGACTAAATCTCAGTTGCCCGCTCGCATCGTTGCAGAAGCGACTGAAACTGCTGGTGATAGTGATGATGGCGCAAGATTAAGGTTTTTCACAAAACCTACAAACGCAAATAAAGATACCGATAGTATTGAGCGAGTTAATATTGATCAGGATGGAACATCTCGCTTTTTTGGTGATATTGAAATCAACAGTGGTGGGGCAAGCGGCAGTGCGTGTTTGCAAATCAATAACTCTAGCTCAAGCACGTTTAACAAGGCTATTGAAGCTTTAAACTCAAACCTCACTTCTGGTGAAAGTGAACAATTTATGATGGGCCGCGCTCTCAGCACAAAAAATGTTGCTGATTGGCGTTTTCAATATTCATCTAGCGGATCTGATAGTAACTTTATGTCCTTTGGGTTTTGGGGCGTTGATGACATTCTAAAAATTACGGCTGGCAAAATTACAACGGTTGATGGAACCTTTAACAACACCTCTGATGAGCGGCTAAAGGAAAACATTAAGCCAATTGAAAATGCGCTCTCTGATATTTGTCAGCTTGAGGGTGTTTCATTTGATTGGAGAGAAAGCGGCGTTCAAGGCCAAGGCTTCATTGCTCAACAGGTTGAGCCGATAATCCCAGAAGTTGTGAATACTGACGCAGATAGTGGCATAAAATCTATCAACTATATCGGCCTTATTGGTCATCTAGTTGAAGCAATTAAATCTCAGCAAACTCAGATTGATGAGCTAAAGGATCAAGTCAAAAAATAAATGGCTAATAGTAAAAGGACACGAAGATGGCTATTCAAATATCAGGTACAACCGTAATTAATAACTCAAGGGAATTACAAAATATTGCTTCCCTCGATAGCACAACCACATCGACAGTCCAAGCTGCGGCTGGAGCGGGGCCGACAGGCCCGACAGGCCCGACAGGCCCAACAGGACCAACTGGACCAAATGGATCAGCGGGTTCAGCGACAGTAGCGGCAACTTTTGATGGGACCTCCACAACTTCTGGTTTCGAGCAAGATACTGGTGCTGCTGTTTTAATTGATTATGGAACGGGTAAATATGGAGTAGACTTTACAACTAACTTTAGTGACGCTTATTATTTATCATGCGGCGTTATTTCGTATTTTTCCTCAACTTACTGGCAATATTTAAGTGGTAAATACGCTGGGGGTCAGCAAAGTAACAGCAGAACATCGGCGGTTACATATATTGGTGGATATATAGAAAGCGCCTATTACGACACTCCAAGTGTAGGTGTGTTATGTCAGTAGAAAATAAATATTGTATTTTATTTGATGACCCTGACAAGCCAGATGAACCTACTTCTTTTATGGTTTTGGCTGATACATGGTTAAAAATGGCTATGTCGGGCGGTCTGCCCCCAATATCTGTGTTTCTAAAGCTTAATGATGATGAGCGTAAGGCAATAGATGAGGGATGGCACAAGCAATTTAAACATGATCCAGAAACACATCAAGCTCAATGGACAGCACCTAGAATTGGCCCCCTCACAGAAGAAGAAGCAGTTCAATATGTTGCTATGAAATCACTTCCCAGAAAGTGTTGGGCGAAAGCTCATAACAGGCCAATGTTTAAAATTGTATTGAGAAAAGATATTCCTAAAGATAGAACGTTCAGAAATGCATGGGAGATGGCTTTATGAGTGATTTTTTTGTAAGAATAGGGCTTACTGATTACAATGCCTCTGAATACACAATGCCCGCAGAAAAGGCTTTTAGAGATGCTTGGACAGTTGTTGATGATGGCCCAATTACCATAAACTTAGAAAAAGCCAAAGATGTCTGGAGGGACAAAATAAGGCGGGATAGAGCGTCTATTTTAGAGGATCTTGATACCCAGTATATAAGAGCATTAGAAAGAGGCGATGATGTTAGCGAAATTGTAGCTCAAAAACAAGCTCTGCGTGATGCGCCCGCATTGCCCTCAATAGATGCGGTTACTGAACCAGAACAGTTAAAATTAATTCAACCTATTCCAAATTTTATTATAGAATATTAAATATCGCAAAGGTGGATCATGCGACAGAATTGGCAAATGTGGGCTGGCGGGTTATCCGCTCCAGACTTATCAACGATCTTTACGGAGGCTTCTAAGCTTAACACACAAGCGGCAACAACTTTTAACAACGCGGATACAAGTGTAAGATCAAGCGATGTTGCTTGGTTGAGCGGCAATAAGGCCGTTCAAGATATTCTTTGGAGGTATGTTACGGCTGCAAACGAAAACGCCTTCCATTTTCAAGTAGAAAATATTTGCGACATTCAATTTACAGAATATCACGCTACTAAAGGCGGTCATTATGATTGGCACATAGATGTAAATTGGGATGGCAACGAGGCGAGAGATAGAAAGTTAAGCGTTACGGTTCAGCTTTCAGACACAAGCGAATATGAGGGCGGGGGCTTTGAGTTTGCAGAATGCCAAACCCCAGATGCCTCATCTCGCCTCAAGGGAACAGTTCTAGTTTTCCCAAGCTATTTGCAGCACAGAGTTTTGCCTATTACAAGCGGCACAAGGAAAAGCCTTGTTGCATGGTTTGAAGGCCCAAGGTGGCAATAGTCTACCAAATCTCCCTTCACGGCGATGCTTTTGACGCGAGGGGGAAAGATTGGGCGCAAATAATAGCAGAGAGCGGATGTAAGCCCGATAGAGCGTGGGTTGACCCACTTCTAGGGCGAGGTTTGCTTGAAACTGAATTTGGTTGCTCAGTGAGCCATTTTCGCGTGTGGCAAAAGATTGCTTCTTCTGGCGTTGCGGGGATCGTGCTTGAGGAAGATGCGGTTTTTTCTTCTTTTGATGTCTCTGAGATTGATGGGCTTTTAAAGTCTCATGATAGCGTTTGGCTAGGCCATAGGGAGAACAGCCTTGGCTATTGGTACAATGCTCACGCTTACGCTATAACGTCAAAGACCGCTGCCATGTTATGCGAGGGGTTCGCGGAGAATATTATCCCAGCCGATGAATGGTTGCCCTTAAAGCTAAAAAATTCTTTTAACTATTTTTACGCGCCAGAACTTGTTAAACAAATACCACGGTCAGTAAGGCCAAGCGAAATTGAAGGTGGATCAATGCAAACTCATATTATTACTGTTGGAACGGATGAAAACAAAATGTGGGGTCTTGAGCAATCAGCCAAGCGCCACGGCATAACATATCTAAATCTAGGACGCGGCGTCGAGTGGGGCGGCGGCACGATGGAAGGGCAGGGCGGGGGTCACAAGATCAACCTTGTTCGCAGTCATATTCAAACCTTACCTGATGAGGATACGGTTCTTTTCGTTGATGGGTATGATGTTTTATTTACAGATAACATTCATTCGATCAAAGAGCGTTTTGATGGCTTTGATTGCGATATTTTATTTGCAGCAGAAAAATCTTGCTGGCCTGAGCCGACAATAGCCCCACAGTTCCCCATGACGCCAACGCCATACAAATATCTCAACAGCGGCGTTTATATGGGGAAGGTAGCGCGGCTCAATCACTTCTTTAGCGAGATCGTAGCGAATGACCAAGACGATCAACTATGGATACAGAAACGGTTTCTTGGGGCTAATGGGCTAAACGTAAAGCTTGACCATGAGGGATATATTTTCCAGTGCGATGATGAGGTAAGCTATGACGGTCAGCAAATATCTAACGGGATGTGTTGCCCCTGCATTTATCATGGCAATGGCGGCGATGATGCAAAGGCTAGGTTTAATTCGTTAGCGGATAAGTTTGGATACATTCAAAACGCTATTGAAAGCCCAACAGTTAATTCTTTTAGTTATGATGAGGTCGCAAAAGATATTCTTGTCGTTCCTTTTTTGTCAGAGGCGCAATGCAGAGATATAATTGAGAAATCTGAGGCAGTAGGTGGATGGGGCCAAATGGCGGGTGATAAGTTCCCCGCGCAAGAGATTAGGGCCGACAAGCTTGGGCTGTGGGCAGAGCTTGAGAAAGCGTGGAAAGACCATCTAGGAAAGATTGCAGAAAGTAAATGGACCCCAATGGAACACATAGGTTTGAGGGATGCTTTTGCTATGCGTTATGCGATGGACACTCAAACCAGCCTTGGGTTTCATACCGATGCTTCTTTGGTTACTGGAAGCGTAAAGCTAAACGAAGATTATGAGGGCGCGGAATTGATTTTCCCGCACCAAAACTTTTCAAATATCAATGTTCCCTTGGGGCATTGCATCCTATTTCCAAGCGCAGTCACGCACGGGCACAAGGTCAATCCCTTGAAATCTGGTGTGAAGTATTCTTTGACCATGTGGACAAGTCGCTATCAGGGTGACGTAAACATATAAATTTGATATGGTGCGGAAAATAGAGGTTTGCCATGAACGCTTTAAATCCATTTAGTACGCAGCCATTTTCCGCAGCTACCCATCTTTATGTTTTGGGCGGTCAATCAATTACAACCGCCGCGCCTAGCGTTGCGACAACGGCTATTTCTCAAAATCATGTTCTAGGTGCTGATGGCATTACAACGGGAGTTCCTGTTCTTGGTGCGCCTTTAATAGCTGGAAACCAAATCCTTGAGCCGCAGGATATTACAGCGGGCGCTCCCGATGTTCCAACGGCGAACATGGCAGAGGATGAAACCTTTGACACGGCAAATCTATTTACTGGTGCGCCGATTGTTCCTCATATCACCCTTGTTCAAAAGCATATTCTTAACGCAACCGTTATAACGACTGGCGCAGTTTCCATAGGCCAAACAACCCTTACCCTTATAACCCCCCTTTTAGCTGGTGATGTTACAACAGGTGCGCCTACGGTTGGAAATACAACCATAAATCAAGATCATGTTATTTCGCCTCAAACGATAAGCACGGGGGCCGTATTAGTTCCCTTGACTGCTATTTCGCAAGATCATGTCTTAGCTGGTAATGATTTAGATGCGGGTGCGCCCGACGTAGGAACCGCAGGGATAACTCAGGGTCATATCTTGAGCGGAACGGGATTTAATACGGGTGCGCCTACCGTTGGCTCTACGGCGTTAGATCAAGGTCATGTAATAACCCCAAGCACTATAACTACCGGGGCGGCGACTGTTGCGAATACGGCCATAAATCAAACGCATGTCCTATCTACGGCAGATGTTTCGACGGGAACGCCCGTTGTTGATAATTGCACGATGTCTGAGGAAGAAAGCTTTGACGCGCCCAATCTCAATACTGGTGCGCCTGTTCTTGGAGCCGCCACTATAGCGCAAGATCATCAGTTGCTTGGGGCAGATTTAACATCAGGAAACCCAGTCTTAGGAACGGCATTAATTAATCAAACACATATTCTTGTCGGTGAAGGCTTCAATGCGGGCGATCCTACGCTTGGAACGGCGGCTATATCTCAGAACCATGTCATAACCCCGCAAGGCTTTGCGACAGACCCAGCTGTTGTCGGTTTTACCCTTATTGAACAAGTGCATATCCTTACAACCCCAGACGTCACAACGGGCGCTCCTAGCGTTCCAAATATTGCAGTCGTTCAAAATCATATCTTCACAACGCCAGATATAACAACTGGCGCTCCCGTTATTGATAGCGGTGTTCTAAACCAGACCCATATTCTAGGCGGGCAAGGAATAACCACAGGAGCGCCTAGCGTTCCCCAGATTAATCCAAACTTTATTTACGGGTTTACTACTGCAAATATATCAACGGGCGCTCCTAGCGTACCAAGCACGGCCTTTGGGCAATTGCATATTCTTTTAGCCAATAACATTACAACGGGCGCTCCGATTATCCCTGATCTTTTGTTTGATGCGGGCATAGGTAGATATGCCGATGAAAGGGATAGCGAAAATATTGTAATTGAACCTCTTTCTCAAAATATCGTAATAGAAAGCGGCTCTAAAAATTCAGCCATTGTTTCCCAAGCAAACGAGGTCAACGAAGCCGCTTAACTTATACAATGTTTTCGTGTAGGATGCGGCTAGAAACTAATGGACGCAGCGAATGGCTTTTTACATTAAGCAGAACGATACAGCACCAATCATTCTTGTTACCCTTAAAGATGGCAATGATGCTGTCGTGTCTCTTACTGGCGCAAGCGCAGTTTTTAAGATGCGAGCCGTTGGGCAAACTACGGTTAAAACAAGCGCCGCCGCAATCATCCATAATGCGGATGGTGGTCAGGTTAGATATGAGTGGGTCGCGGCTGATACGGATACAATAGGATCTTATGAGGCTGAGTTTCAGATAACTTTTTCTGATGGAAAGATTGAAACATTCCCAAATTCTGATTTTATCAGGATCACAGTAACGGATGATATATCATGAGTGGATTAGTCGTAGAAACCCAGCCCGCAAGAGAGCCGCTTACTGTTATTGAAACGCGAGATAGCTTGAGGCTCGACGATGATGTAGATGAAACCCTTGTGATGAGCCTTATCATTGCGGCGCGGGAGTGGGCTGAAAATTACACAGGGCGAGCGCTCATAACTCGCACCATGCAGCAATGGATGGATGGGTTCGTTCCTGTTGATATGCCGTTGTGGGAAGGCTGGAAAACTGGCCCCGATATTGTCAATTATCAAAACCACATTGAGTTAGCCTTAGCTCCCGCAATCGCTGTTTCAGATATTAAATATTATAATGATGGAGATGCGGAAGATTTAGAATATGCCGTTACTGTAGCGGGCGGCGTTATTGTAATTGATGGTGCTTCTCAGCCTACCTTAACCCTCAAGCGCGGTTCTACATATAGGTTCAAGCAAGACGATGCGTCAAATTCTAGCCATCCGTTTAAGTTTTCAACAGCGGAGCATGGAACGCACGGCGGCGGGAATGAATATACAACTGGCGTAACGTTCAGCGGAACTGCGGGAAGCGCTGGTTCTTACACAGAGATTACCGTTGATGCGAGCGCTCCCGATGCTCTTTATTATTATTGCGGAAATCACAGCAATATGGGCGGGGCTTTGACCATAACGGATCAAGATGTAGAAACCGTTTGGCCCGCTAAGAATTATTATGTTGACACGATCAGGGAGCCAGCCCGCGTTATTCTTAGAGATGGCGGGTCATACCCGACAGAATTACGGGCTGCTAATGCCTTGAAGATAACTTTTACCGTTGGGTATGGCACAACCACTCAAAGCGTCCCAGAGCCTATTAGGATCGCCATGATGCAGTATTGCGCTTTCATGTATGAGCATCGCGGAGACTTTGAAAGGTTCCCCCCTCCGCAGCCTCCTAAGCTCTTAACCCAGCTTTTGCAGCCATATCAAATAATGCGATTTAGTTCTACACCATACAAGGGAATGGTCAGGGCGGGGATCGGCTAAATGTCCATCGGGAATATGCGAAATAGGCTTGAACTACAAGCCGCGACAAGAACCTCAGATCAGGGCGGTGGATCGTCCATCGCTTGGACAAAGGTGGCTACTGTTTTCGCAAGCATAA